CTTTTTATTTTTAAAATTTAGTCATATATTATTTTTTTAAATTTTGGAAATTAATAATGACAGTAGAAAATAGTATTGAAGAAGCTAGAAGAAACTATATCAATAAATATGGGTCTGAACCTGAATTTGTTTTAATAGAAGCAGATGCTGTCTCATTCATTCATGGTAAACATTTTAATGGCGGGGATATGGCTAATAATGATTATACTTTAAAAGCTGTAACTCAACTCAGTGGATGCATACCTCTTTTAGTTCCTAGGTATGGTATGGAGTTTAAATTATTCGAAGAAGAAGATCTTATTCAAGCAATAGAGCAATATAATCAAGGCAATATTGAAAATCGAAGTGTAAAGATAAAAAAAGAAGTGCCTGCCACTTGGGTTGATTCTCCTCATAAAAAATCAATCGGTAGTTATAAGTTTGAAGAAATAGAGATTCCTATTTCATATGTAGATGTTTTTATGACATATAAAGAATCAAATTCTAATTAAGTATAAGCCTCCGCTAAGGAGGTTTTTTTATTTTTGGAATAATTATGAAAAATGAAGTCGGCTTTCATGTTCCTGTACGTCCAATGCCTCCCGAATGGATTTTTGAAATGGGTACATCAAACTTTGTACCTGCACCAGAAATGTGGGACTGGATTAAGGAAGTTTTTCTAAATCCAGAATCAAACTGCTTAAAACTAGGGAGTTACCGAGAAACAACTGATGACCTTAAATGGTGTTGCGAAGTTCTTTAATTATTTTTAACATTGCTAATTTCTAAAAGGAATAACCATGGCAATACACTATAAGTCTCCAACCGAAGAGTATTTAATTAATCCTTCAAATATTCAGTATGTGCAATTATTTCCCAACGAGAAAAGCATTAAAGTTATTTTCATTGGGGAGCAAAGTATCTCACTTAATTTTACAGAATCTGCAGACTATGCCTATATGGTGCGACAGATTACAAATCAAACGTAAAACTAACCCTCTTCAGAGGGTTTTTTAATGGGTGTCGTTATGACCCTAAAAGGATGTGAGGAACATCTTGACTGGATTAAGCAACAATTCCAACTATTCAAAGAAAAATTGCAATTGCGGAAACAAAGTCAGGCAAGTTTGGAACTTTGAATAATCAGTTGCCGAGCTAGGATTTAAAACTTTGTTATAATTCACTTATACATTAACAAAAGGTTGATAAGTGGAAATTTTTAATAATACAAAAAAGTACGGTCCAAACACTAAAATTTGGAGATACATGGACCTAACAAAGTTTTTAGATCTGATTTTAAATAAATCCATCTATTTAAGAAGAATCGATAAGTTCGAAGATCCATATGAGGGATATATTTCAAGTGCTTACAAAGCAGATCTTAGAGCTCAGTATGAAGTAATTCAATCAGAATTTAATATCTCTCAAGAAGCCAAGGATCGATTACACCAAACACATCTTACTGGATTGGAATTAATACCATTATATGCCTATGCAAGTTGCTGGTTTATAGGAGATGTAGAATCTGCTGCTATGTGGAAATTGTATGGACAAAGCAATAATTGCATTGCGATTTGTAGCACAATTTATGATTTAAGATTAGCACTAGAAGAAAGTGATAATGAAGAAGGTTCAATATATTTACAAGAAGTTGATTATGTAGATGAGTCTTCCTCTGTGAATGCAAAAAATTACATAAAGCCAATGTTTGAGAAAAGAGTGAGTTTTGCTCATGAGAGTGAATTCAGAGCTTTGTACTTACTTAATAAAGGTCGCACGCTATTAAATAGCGACATTCATCAGCCAAAAAAAGAAGATGTGCGAAATTCTGATGGAATCAAATTAGAAATTGACGTCAAACAGCTGGTCAATTCTATTTATATATCACCTACATCGGGTGATAACTTTAAACCAATTGTTGAAAGAGTTTTAGAATTGGCTGGATTTGATGGACTTGAATGTATCCAATCAGAGTTATACAAATTAAACTAAAAAATTTTCTGTAACCGCCCAAGTGGCGGTTTTTTTATGGGTGAAATATGGATTCTAAAGATTACTTTTGGCTAACAAGAAAAAAAGAACCTAAAACTAAACCCAAAAGTAGACCACTGCCTAAGGCTAAAGAAAAATATCTGGAAGCTGAAGAAACATTATTTCAAGAACTAGAAGAAAACCTAATTGGTTATCAACGAAAATTTCAATTTGAATCAACCAAAAATTGGCGTTTCGATTTTTATATTGTGAAGTTGAATCTTCTTATAGAAATTGCTGGCAGTCCTTGGGCAGTTGGTCGCGGCGGCACAAAGATAGCAAATTCATTTAATAAGTATGATCTAGCTCTAGATCGAGGTTATCAATTTGAACGTCTTGAACCTCATCAAATTGAATCAGGTTATGCAATTAACTGGATTAAAAGCGAATTAGCGAGAATTGAAGATGGAACAGATAAGACCATTCCCACCAACTGACTTTCTTGACCGGGCTGAAGAAGAGGAAGCAATTCGTTTAATGCCGGCACCAGACCTAAAGAAATGGGTTGTCGCTAATTATTTAACGATAGGTGGGCCTCTTCATAACCCGGATCATGATCATATAGCTGAGCTACTTCACGACAATGAAGAGTTTTTAGCATTTGCTTGGGCTTCTTCTGCTTATACGCGAGCTAAGCGTATGGTGTTAGGCCAATGTGAAAAGGTTATGTTTCAACAAGGCGGATGGAAGAAAGCTCGCCAAGAACAACAAATGCGGGATTGGTTTGGATTTGTGCCGACTTACTTAATCACTATCGATGCTACATTTTGCGATAAAGCCAATGATAGCGAGTTCTGTGCTTTGCTAGAACATGAGCTTTATCACATCGGTGTAGAGCGAGACTCGGACGGTGAGATTGTTTACAGTGATCATAGTGGCTTACCAAAGCACTATTTAGCTGGTCACGATGTTGAAGAGTTTATCGGAGTGGTCAAACGCTGGGGCGCAAGTGAAAGTGTTAAGCGTCTTGTTGAAGTTGCAAAGAACCCGCCGTTTGTAACTGAGCGTGATATATCAAAATGCTGCGGGAACTGTGTAATCAATTGAGCCTGATGGCTCTTTTTTTTGCCCGTTTTGTTATACGTAGTTATACGGTGAGGAAGTTATGGCAACACTAAAAGAGCCTGTGAAAATCTTTATAGTTCAGTCTCTTGCTTGTCGTGACACACCTCAAGAAGTAGCTGAACTCGTAAAACATGAATTTGGCGTTGATATTGATCGCGTTCAAGTTGCAACTTATGACCCAACTAAGGCTGCTGGTAAGAATTTAAGTAAAAAGTATATCGAGCTATTTGAGAAAACCAGAGATGAGTTTGACAAGGGTTTAGTTGATATTCCAATTGCCAATAAGTACTACCGTCTGAAGCAATATCAAAAACAACTTGAGCGAACGAGAAACGTCAAAACTGTTTTAAAGATTCTAGAGCAAGCTGCTAAAGATATTGGCGGTCAGTTTACTAATCGACAAGAAATAACAGGTAAGGACGGCGGACCAGTCCAAACGGTAAATGCTGAAGTTCCAGTTCCAGTGGAAGATTATTTAAAAGCTCGGAAGGAGGTCTTAGATGAGTACTGATGCGGCTCGGGATAAAGCAATCCGGATCGAGGCGCAAGAAGATTTATATTTCTTCACAAGGTACATGTTTAAGGAGCGCCGCAACTACAAATGGATGCAAAACTGGCACCACTTAGAAATCTGTGAAGCTTTGATGAAGGTTTATCGCGGTGAAACTAAGCGGTTAATTATTAACGTCCCACCTCGATATTCAAAAACTGAAATTGCAGTAATTAATTTTATGGCTTGGTGTTTTGGAAAGAATCCTGATTCAGAGTTTATTCATATCAGTTATTCGGCAATGCTTGCTGCAAATAACGCATTTCAAACTCGCAATATGGTTCAAGAAGAGGCTTATAAAAAGGTATTTCCTGATCTTAAATTGCGTGATGATAGTAAAGCCAAGGATTTCTGGCGTACAGCTGCTGGTGGTGTCTGCTATGCGACTGGAACAGGCGGAACCATTACTGGTTTCGGTGCAGGCAAAATGCGTGAAGGCTTTGGTGGTTGCATCATCATTGATGACCCGCATAAGGCTGATGAGGCCAAATCAAAAACTATCCGTGAAGGTGTAATTGATTGGTTCCAAAACACACTCGAGTCACGTACAAACTCACCAGATACACCAATTATTGTCATTATGCAGCGACTTCATGAAGATGATTTGGCTGGATGGTTACTAGGAGATAGAAAAGATGGTGTTCCTGTAGCTGGTGGTAACGGCGAAGTGTGGGAACACCTTTGTCTTTCAGCCATTCAAGAAGATGGTTCTGCTTTATGGCCTTCAAAACATAATATTCAAAAGTTGAAACAAATGGAGAAGGCTGCGCCTTATGTTTTTGCCGGGCAATACCGTCAAATGCCATCACCGCCAGCTGGCGGTTTTTTTAAGCCTGACAATATTGAAATTGTTGATGCTTTACCTGCTGATATTGTGAAGCAAGTAAGAGCTTGGGACTTTGGTGCAACTGAGAATGAAGGCGACTTTACAGCTGGTGTGAGAGAAGCTTTAGGTGCAGATGGCTTTACCTATATTGTCGATGTAACCAAAGGGCAACTTGGTCCCGACAATGTCAATAAACGCTTAAAACAAGTCACAGAATTAGATGGGATGGGCGTATCGGTAAGGATTCCTCAAGATCCTGGGCAAGCTGGTAAATCACAAGCCAGTTCATTCGTAAAACTTCTTGCAGGATATGACGTCAAAGCAAAACCTGTTTCGGGAGACAAACTCACACGAGCACAGCCTTTTGCGGCTCAAGTTAACGTGGGTAACGTCAGAATGCTGAGAGGTGATTGGAATAAAGACTTTATTGAAGAGCTTCGAAATTTTCCGAATGGAACGCATGACGACCAGGTTGATGCTGGTTCGGATGCATTTAATGAATTGAATGGAGGTTTTGAAGCCTTCTTTGCTGATATGGGATTTGCTCGATGAGTGACGTAACTTTTAAACATCCTGAGTATGTTAAGAACTTGCCATACTGGCAGAAGCTAGATGATGTGTGTGAAGGTGAGGATGCTGTAAAGGCTAAAGGTGAGAAATATCTGCCAAAGCCTAATGCACATGATAAGTCACCTGCAAATAAGAGTGCTTATTTAGCTTATTTGATACGTGCAGTTTTTTATGAAGTTACAGGTACAACTTCAAATAGCTTAGTTGGTGCAGCATTTGCAACAGATCCAAGTTTTAAGTTCCCTTCTGAACTTACTCATTTAGAACGTAATGCTAACGGCGCGGGATTAAGTGCTTATCAATTGGCACAGACTGGTATCCGCCATTTATTAAAGCATTATCGATGTGCTCTTTATGTTGATTACCCAGCAGTTACTCCAGCTCGAAATCTTGCAGAGTTTAAACAGCAAAAAGCTTACCCAATGATTCACTTTTTGAATGCCAAAGAGGTAACTAATTGGGATTCAATGATGATCGATAACCAGAAAAAGCTTTGCTTGGTGGTCATTCGTGAATTTACTTCTGAACGTGGCAATGATGGCTTTAGTAAAACAGACGTGGAGCAATACCGGGTTCTTCGTTTAGAACCTGATAGTGAAGAAAATTACATCTATACAGTTCAGGTTTACACCAAAGGGGATAAAGGGACTTGGGTGGGGGGAGAAAAGAAGTCACCAACTGATTATAACGGTGATTTTTGGTCATATATTCCTTTCACTTTTGTAGGAGCTATTGATAACTCCGAAGAGATTAAGAAGCCTCCATTGCTACCATTAGCTAATCTTAATTTGGCTCATTACCGAGACAGTGCGGACTTTCAAGAGTCCGTTTTTTTTATGGGCCAACCACAGTTCTATGCAAAGGGTGTCAATTGGGCTTGGTACGATGAAGCTAAAAAGCGTGGCATTTATATCGGTGCAAAAGTTCTATTACCTTTACCTGAAAACGGTGATTTGGGGATTGTACAAGCGGATCCAAATACTTTAGCTCGGGAGGCTATGAAGGATAAATGGGAACAGATGAAAGAGATGGGTGCCCGTTTAATTGAAAAAGGTTCGGCAACTAAAAAGACAGCTACTGAATCAAACAGTGATGACGCCGTGCAGCATTCCGTTCTTTCATTATGTGTCGTGAATATGAATGAAGCCTTTTCAATGGCTTTAAGATGGGCAGCTAAGTTTGTAACGCCTAATGTTGATGTTCTGACTAAAGATGAACTCATGTTCGAAATCAGTCAGGAGTTTAATAAACAAGGCTATTTAGCTGAACTTGCTCGTCAATTGTATGAAGCTGCACTTCAGGGACGAGCTTCATTTAAATCATGGTGGGAATACAACCAGACAGGAATGTTCCCAAAACAAAAATATGAAGAAGAGCTAGTTAATGTCGAATCTGAAAAAGATGGGACATTAAATCAATAGGTAATGTGAGATGGCGGCAGATATAAAGAATCTTTTTGAAGCTCTCACACAGCACCAGGCTTATCTTTATCGAGCTTCTTCAAATACTGTAAATGAATTACTAGGCTTATTTAATGATGATACGAATGCAATGTTATCTAAGCTTCGTGATTTATTGGATGAACTTAGTGATTCAGAAAAGATTGCTTTAGCCGGAGGAAAATACACAACTTCAAACCTCAGGGAAATAAGAGATTTAATTTCTCAATGGTTTAGTAATGTAAATACAAGTTTGCCGGAAGCTTTCGCCGTTTCAGCTACAGCGATGGCCGTATATGAAGCTAACTACATAGCAAAATTGTACGGCGCAAAGATTGGTAAGCCTGATGGTGAAAAACTGTTTTCAGCGGCAAAAAAAGTTCCCTTGGCTGGTGGTGCTCTAGTTGATGATCTTTTATCAAGAATTGCAGAAAGTGCTCGCCAGAAAGTTGAATACGCGATTCGTGATGGAATTAGCTCAGGCAAAACGAATCAGGAAATTGTTCAGCGTATTCGTGGTACCAAACGGCTCAATTATGAAGATGGTATTTTAAATGGTACCAAATCTGATATAGACCGCACTGTGAGAACAGTACGAAGTCATGTTGCTAATCAAGCCTATTTATCGAGTTATAACAAGATAGGCTTTGAATATGTCCGATTTGTTAGCGTTCTGGATGGGCGAACTTCTAAATTATGCGCCTCTCTAGATGGTTCAATTTGGGAAATAAATGACCCAGTTAAACGCGTACCACCTTTGCATCCTCATTGCCGCAGCATTTTAGTGCCAGTAGAGAAAGATGGAGAGTTATCTGGTCAACGTCCATTTGTAATGGATGAGCGACGAGTAAAAGACATTCCGAAGGATGAGCGAAGCCAATTAATTGGGCAGTTAGATGCAAACACGTCTTTCAAAGAGTTTTTTAGCAAGACTGATGACTTTTTCCAGAAAGAATGGTTAGGGCCAAAGCGTTACAAACTATTCAAAGAGGGGAAGTTTGATTTTGATAAGTTCTTTGACCCTGATGGGCGACTTTATACATTGGACCAACTACGAAAGTTAGATGAACAGACATTTAAGGAGTTGAAGTTATAGTTTTATGATAAATTATTTTTTATTAGAAATTTATATAAATACTTGTAATGGAAAATTTAATTAAAGCTGGTATGGATGTTTTTAGAACGCATAATATCCTTCTTTATGTTGTTGCTATTGCTTCAGGCCTGTTGTCTTACAATATCTTTGGAGTAGCAGATTTAACAGGATATGCACTGATAAAATCAGAGTATAAATATTATGTTGGCCTAATTTTCTTTGTTTCTACAATTACAATTTTAGTGCTTTGTACTAAATCTATAATTAATTACATACGTGATTCATTGAGTAATAGTAGTTTCAAAAAACAAGTCGGCAGAAGGATAAAGCAAAAAATTGAGAATCTTACGAATCAAGAAAAAGCTGTCCTTCTTCAATTTTTTATTCAACAATCAGAAACAATTTGGCTGCCATTTAGGACACAAGAAGTAGTTGAGCTTATGAACTCAAATATCCTTACATTAGCCAGTAATTCTGCAAGGATGACGTTAGTAGGCGAGGCAGCCATGTTAAAGCTTTCAATTGATATGAAGCAAATACTTGCTAATTCTTATCCTCATATATACTCAAATAACTTCAATCAAACTGAAGTTAAAACGTTAGTTGAGAAATTTACGCCAAACAGTGTCAAAGAAGTTAATAGGGATAGAAAGATGTGTGGGTATTAATTATCCATTTTAATTTTATTAGTACAGAGCCGAAAGGCTCTTTTTTATTGCCTTAAATTCGGATGAATAAGGCGTAACGAGCGGATGCTCATTTTAGGAAAAGGGTCGGATGACTTATGAAACTTAAAACAGTAACAATCGACGGTAAAGTTTATGCGGAAGTAGAAGGTGATAAACCTATCTATGTTCATGATGACGGCAAAGAAATGCCACACGATGCTGCACATTCCGTGGCGACAATTGCTCGATTAAATGGTGAAGCTAAAACACATCGTGAAGCGAAAGAGGCAGCAGAAAAAGCATTAAAGGCTTTTGAAGGGATCGATGATCCTGTGGCAGCTAAGAAAGCAATTCAGACAATGCAAAATCTTGACGATAAAAAGCTGGTGGATGCTGGTGAAGTTGAGAAAGTCAAAGCTGAAGCTATTAAAGCTGTTGAAGATAAATACGCTCCAATCGTTCAACAACGTGATGCACTTGAAGCTTCTTTACATAAAGAGCTTATCGGCGGTGGTTTTGCTCGTTCTAAGTACATTCAAGACAACATTGCGGTGCCAGTGGATATGGTTCAAGCAACATTTGGTCAGCACTTCAAAATCGAAGATGGAAAAGTGGTTGCGTACGATCCAAACGGCGAAAAGATTTATTCACGTGTTCGCCCTGGTGAACTTGCAAATGTTGATGAAGCTTTAGAGTCCTTGGTTGGTGGATATCAGCATAAAGACTTAATTCTTAAAGGTGGTAAAGGAAACGGCGGAGGATTCCAAAGTGGGGGCAAAGGTGGAGCCCCTGCAGGTATGAAGCGCAGTGAGATGTCTGTTTCCCAGAAAGCTGACTACATCAAAGAACATGGCAATGATGCCTTCCTAAAACTACCGAACTAATCATTAAATATTTTGGAGAAAAGCAGTTATGACTACAACTGTTAATAGCGACATGATCATCTACAACCAATTGGCTCAAACGGCTTATTTAGAGCGTTTGCAAGACAATTTGAATGTATTTAACCAAGCTTCAAACGGTGCAATTATCTACCGTAACGAAATCATTGAAGGTGATTTCAAAAAAGAAGCATTCTACAAAGTAGGTGGGAGCATCAAACATCGTGATGTGAATTCAACGGCCAAAGTGGTTCCTGAGAAAATAGGTTCTGGTGAGTCTATAGGTGTGAAAGTCCCATATAAATATGGTCCTTATGCTTCTACTGAAGAGGCATTTAAGCGCCGTGCTCGCACACCTGAAGAATTCGCAATGATTCTTGGTTATGATTTAGCAGATGCATTGGTTGCTGGTCGTTTACAGTACAGTTTAGCATCATTAAAAGCCGCTATTTCTAGCAACTTGGAAATGGTTGCAAAAGGTAGTATCGCTGTAGATGGACGTAAAGCACTAACACGTGGTATGCGTAAGTTTGGTGATAAGTTTGGTCGTATTAGTTTGTGGGTGATGAACTCAGATACTTATTTCGATATTGTCGATGATGCAATCACTAAGCAAATTTATGGCGAATCTGAAATCGTTATCTATGGTGGTTTACCGGGTACCTTAGGTAAGCCGGTATTGGTTACAGATGCTGTAGGTGATGATGATGCATTTGGTTTGCAAATGGGTGCAGTTACTGTTACAGAATCACAAGTACCAGGCTTCCGAGCGTATGACATCAATGATGAAGAAAACTTAGGTATTGGTATGCGTGCTGAAGGCGCGTTCAACTTAGATATTCTTGGTTATAGTTGGGATACATCAAAAGGTGAAAACCCTGACCTTACTTTACTTGGTTCAAGTGCCAACTGGAAAAAACATGCTACCAGCAACAAAATGACCGCTGGTACTTTATTAGATTTGTCTGGTACGCCTTAATACCTTAAACAACTAATTTTATTAGAGGGCTATTTCGCCCTCTTTTTTATTATTAAGAGAAAAGTGTCATGAAGCTAATCTATACGCGTATTGCCGCAGCAGCAGCTTTAGAAGTTGGGACTATTGCGAATCCTGATTATTATGAAAATCCAAATCGTAGTGCTGAAGAAGTAATCATTTATGGTGACTATCCAAAAATTAAAAATGATTATGAAGCTTTGGATATTCCAGTTGAAGTTCGCAAATTGGAAGAGCCTGCAAAAACGACTTTGGCCACAGTAAATGTCGCTGTGGGAATTACCCCTGAGCTGCAAGAGGTCATTGATAATACAAAAGCAGAGTGTGAAAAAGTTGTTGAAGAAAACACTCAACTTAAACAGAAAATCGAAATCTTAGAGCAAGCTAGTGGTGATAGTTCAGAGTTAATTTCTGAAAATTCACGCTTGAAAGATGCTGTGGTGCAGGCAGGCAATGCGACCAAGGAAGCTGAAGAACAAGTGGCAAGCATCCAAGCTGAATTTGAGGCATTTAAAAATAACGTTCCAGCAATGCAAGCTCGAATCGCTGAAATTGAAGCAAGTGATTCTGTTATGGCTCAAGCAAATGAAACAACAACCAATGATTATGAAAATTGGTCCAATGATCAATTAAAAGAGTTTTTAGCTAGTAAAAACATTGGCTATAAACCATCCGCAAATAAAGCAGAACTTCTTAAATTAATCCCGAAGGAATAATGATATGAGCTTTATCACTGTAGATGATGCAGTTTCAATTTTGGGCAGCGATTTTGCACCAGACAGTGATAAAGCTCGTCTGGTTAAGTTAGCAAACGTTTGGATGAAAAACCGAATAGGGTTTGTGCCAGATCCTTTAGATCCACTTCTAAAAGATGCAGCTTGTGAAATTGTTAAGGGTATTGTTGCTAAGGTTATTTATAACGGCAAAGAGCAGCAATTAAAACGAAAGAAAGTCAAAGCTGATTCAGTAGAGTCTGAAAAGGAATACCAGGATGGTTCCGTAGCCATTTCTAGCTATGAACAAATCGCAATTGATTATATTGATTCGCTTGATTTGAAAGATCCTAATGTAAGTTTTAATGGCTTTGGCATTCCACTATACAGGGCATAAATAATGGGATTACGTGAAGAGCTTCAAGCTGATATTGCTGAAGCATTTAATGAAGACCTTGCTGACGCCGTACATCCTTTTACATGTGACCGCGTTGTTAGTTCGAATTGGAATCCTAAAACGAATACTTCAGAAGACATTGTTGAGCGGTATGAAGGTCGTGGGGTTTTGTTTGGTTCATATAGCCAATATGAAATTTTGACACTTGGAGTATTGGCCACAGATAAAAAAGCTACTGTGCTGCAGAATGAAGTTACCAAAGAGCCAAAGATTGATGATGAATGGAACACTGCGCAAGGTACCTTTCGAATCATGCATATTAAACAGGACCCAATTGGTGCAAGTTGGAAATGTCAGTTAAGGAAAGTTTAATGACTTGGACTTCACTTGAAGTTTATGACAGCGTTCAGGTTGTACCTGATGATGACCTAAAGCCTCATTCATTAATACATTGCGAATGCCACCCTCGATTGGAAGGTGGCATTTTTATTCACAATTCATTTGATGGTAGAGAGGCCACTGAAACGCCTTTGCCAAGTTAAAAGGTTAGTCCATGGTTAATACTGATTATGTGCCTGAGTGGTACATTTCACCGTTTCAACATGTCAAATATGCACTTGCTAGAAATCAAATACATATGGATTTGTTATTTGAAGATATGGGCAAAGCTGATCAATTTTTAGATATGGGGGCAGATGCTCAAGTTAGTTCTTATTCAGACGGCGCATATGCAATTGTCCAAATTGGAGATACAGCGGATAAGGACCAAATACAAGTTTATGGATTGCTTTTACATGAAGCAGTTCATGTTTGGCAGTTTGTGAAACGGCGAATGGGTGAGCGCGAGCCGAGTGTAGAGTTTGAAGCGTATTCAATTCAAGCCATCGCTCAAGACCTTTTTGAAATGTTCGAAGCAAGTGAGGTAAATCATGGGGTGGACGGGAGTAAAGCCGACTAGCTTTAGTTTTGAAGTTGAGAAGCAAGCAAATGAACACGTGAAGAAAATCGCAATGGACACGGTGCAATCACTTGTTGTTTCTAGTCCAGTTGATACAGGCGCCTACCGTGCATCCCATATTGTATCGATTGGCTCGGGTGACTATGGGGTACGAGAACCCTCTACAAATGCAGTTCAGGATGCAGCGATTCAAGCTGTTAAGTTTAAGCTGGGCAGTTTGATCTATATTCAAAACAACCAACCATATGCTGAGCGCTTAGAAAATGGTTGGTCAGATCAAGCACCGTTAGGCATCTACAGCACCACTTTTACTTATATTACTCAAAAGTATGGTGGCTAATATGGATATGACTTTAGATGAAACTAGACTGGCAATAATAGACCGTATGGAATCTTTTAAAGGTATTGCTCAGGAAAGAATAAAGTACCCAAATCAACCTGGCTTTACAGTGCCAACTAAAGGCTTGTGGTGTAGTTTGACGATTAAAGGCGGTTCAAGTTATACCGCTGGGCTTGGTGATACGCCATGCACCCGCCGTACAGGAAATATCTTGATTCAATGCTTTGCAAGACCGAATACTGGAGACCAGGAAATAACAATTCTAGGAGATGCTTTGCTTGCTCATTTTGAATATTACAGTGTTCAACATTTGAAATGCTGGAGTGGTCAAGCGATAGATGCTGGTAAAGATGCTGACTTTGTGCAATACAATGTGACCATTGGATTTACGGTGAACTGAGATGATGTGGAAAATATTAAAAGAAGAGAGACCCGTAAGCGCAGGGCGATATCTCGTTGTTATAGAAGGGCCTCATTATGAAATTGTTGATATCAGTTACTACAATGGTGGATTTTTCAAAGTAGACAATGGTGAAAAAGTTATTAAATGGCAAGATTTGCCACCAATTAATGATTAGCGATTAGAAGGCGAGGTGGCAGAATGAGTAATGAGAAGCCAGCAATATCAGGTTATGAACCTTTTGCTTTGTTTGATGAAAAAGAGGATGTGAATTGCAGCCACAACCAAGTAGAAACAGCATGTCACAGTTTTGACGGTAATCATTTATGGAAGTGCTCTAATTGCGGGAAGAAATTCCGTAACGAAGAAATACAAGCACTCAAAGAAGAGCACAGAAAGAATCAGTAATTATTAAATAGCTTATCCACACCGCCCAAAAGGCGGTTTTTTTACGCCAAAAATTTAATGGCCACCCTCGGGTGGCTTTTTTTATGCCTAGTTAGGAGTAATAAGCCATGTCGAGTGGTGCACGTCAGATAACGCAAATTGCAAGAGAAACTACGGTGGGTGTTACACCAACGCCGTTTGCTCGAACAATATTTGAATTTACAGAAAATACTCTGGATGCAACGGTAACTAAAGAAGAGTCGAAATCTATCTCAAGTGGTAGATTGTCTCGATCGTCAATGATAACCGGTGCTGATTTTGCAGGTGAAATCAAATTCGAAGCGAAATACAGTCAACTTGTACAAGATTTAATGGCCGCTGCAGCTTTTAATAGCTGGTCATCAAATGTTCTGACTTTTGGAGGGTCACTCCGTCAAACTTTCACAGTTCTACGTGGCTTTGAAGATGTGAATGATTTTCACGTTTTTCGAGGATGTCATGTTAGCTCTTTTAATATTGATATTCCAGAAGCTGGGTTAATCTCGATGTCTTTTGGCATAGCAGCATTAGGTCGAACTAACTTTTCAGCACCGCCAGCTGGAGTAATTACTCCAGCAGATAATAATCCAAAAATGTCAAATGTATCGGTAGGTGACATTCTTATTGATGGTGTTTCACAGGCTGGTATTTCGTGTCTAACCGCCTTTTCATTGAAGTGGGATAACACTATGAAAGTACAAAAATGTCTGGGAGGTGGAATAAATCCAGGTGCAATTTTAGAAACACTTGCAGGTGGTACTGGATCTTTTACTGCGGCATGGTCAAGAAATACTTCAAACATGTACGAGAAACAATTCACCAATGCAACAATTTCTTTAAAAGTCCCAATTACTGACACGTTAGGGAATTCTTACGAAATTTTTATTCCTAAAGCAGAAATTACTGCGCCATTACCGAGTGGCGGGAATAGCGATATTTTAAACTCATCTTTTGAATATAAAGTTGTTGAAGAAGACCCAACAATTACCCGTATTCCAGTACCGGCACCTAATCCAAATCCTTAATTTAATTTGACTGATAGCAGCCTTCATGGCTGCTTTTTTTGGGAGTTCAATATGGCTTTAAAAGTAACTATTCAAACAAGCAAAACAGTCAGCAAATGGCGAGAATATACGGACATTGAAGGAAATGTTTTAGCAGAGTTTAAAATACGTGGATCTGGATATAAACCATATCAAGTTGCACTTGAGCGTGCGAATAATCAGATTAATTCAAAAGGTTTTGATGTCAGTAAGGCTGGAAAGGATGACAAGCTTTACCACGAATTACTTCTCGAAGCTGCTGCATGTCATCTAATAGAAGACTGGAAAGGCGTAGTTTTTGAAGAAAAGATTGACGGCGGTGAAGTGATTGAAACTGAACCTGAGTATTCACCTGAAAATGCGACGAAGCTTCTTAACATGGGCGACATAGGCATTTCAATTTGGCTATACGTAAAGCAAGAAGCTGAAGATATCCAGAAAGAAGCAGATGCATACAAGGATGAAGTAGTGGGAAAGTCCTCCAACTCTACAACTGGTGCAAGTTCAACTCAGAAGAAGAAGCGAGCGACTACAGCGCGAAGCAGGCAGCGATCGCAAAAGCCTTAAATCTTCCAAAAACTAAGGTCATAGAAAAACCTGAGTATTCTTATACCTCAAATGCGATCCTCTCTGCTTATAACGTTATTTCACGTTCTAGACGATATGAGCAAGGTATTCCGCTGTCTTTGGATATTTCGGATATCTCCGCCTACTGTGAGCACTATGAGTTGCCAGTTGATAGAGACATCTTTAATGATTGTATTTTTGCTATCGACAACTTGTTTTTAGACGAGTCGCAAAAGAAGTTTAAGGTGAAAAAATAAAACGTTTAAGGTTTTATTTCTTAAAACAAAATCGAGTGCGGGGTATTTTAAAAAATGCACCATATACCACACTTTAAACAAAGTATTAAAAATTTAATATATGCTATTTTTAAAATATTTAGCATTTAAGTTTTTGAAAAATATTGATTTAAATTTTTGTGATGATAGGTTTAAGTATGTAAAGTGTCATTGACAGCTAGGGTGTTAGTACGTAATCTATTGAATATAGAAACCCTTTTATCAAATGATGAGAGGGTATTTTTGTCACAGGAGATAAAGTCATGAGTTATGCGAATGCTTTTTTTGAAGGTATGCGTTCAGCTTTTGATTTAGCACCTAAACAAAAAGTTTATAAAGCTAATTTCATTAGGAACGTGGATACTCCTAAAGTGAACGTGCATGTTTTAACAGTAGAAAAAGCTGGAGCTTGGATTACTGTTGGTTCATACATGAAAAAAGCTGGAAGTACTTACGAAATACAACATAAAACAGATAAATAAAGGTTTTTGAAGTGACTGAGAATAAACAATCTCCTCAGGTAAACCTCAATTTGGAAATTGATCCAGAGCAGAAAGTTACTCCTATAAATACGGAGAGTTATTCTCAGCACCATATGATGCAAGCATCATTTCAAGCAATAAAGACGCCATATCTCCCACCTGAGTTTCTTGAGTCGTATGAAAAAGTTTTACCAGGTGCATCAAGGGAAATATTTGATTTAATTCATGAGGAACAAAAGTTCCAAATGGAATTAAAAAGGAAAGAAATTGAGTTTACTGAAAGAAACTTAACACGCGGTGAGATAATTGATGCAGCCAACATCAGAGAGCAAGACTCTCTCAATAATGCTAGATCAAGAGAAATTGATATTAAATCTAGAGGTCAATGGTTTGCCTTTGCTTCAATGATATTATTGCTAGCAGCTTCATTTGGTTTTGCTTGGCTTGATAAACCAATTCAAAGTAATACCTGTTTAGGTTTAATAGTTGCAATGGCTACTGTAATGTTTTTACAAAGAGTAATAGGACACGATAAAGTTCAAGAAGAAAAATCAACTGATAATGAAAAAGAGTTGAATTAATAAATAACCACCTTCGGGTGGTTTTTTAATATCTATCTTTTCGTAATTTGTTTTTGTGTGTAAAATATAACTTATAAATAATTAATTTTAATAACTTTATATTTGATTGGGGATAGTATGTTTGAAAAGTTTAATGAAAAGATAGAAACGATAGAGTATGTCTTTAATGCACATCCTAAAGTATTTTACAAACTTATCTGGTTTACATTTTTAACTATTCTACTTACCTGGATTTACTGTTTAGGTTTACCATGGTTGATGAATCTACAAGTATTCAATACTTATCCATTATTTAGTTTTATCTCTGAAAATTATGATTTGCTTCGTTGGGGAGGAGTTTTAGTACCTTTAGTAGTAGCAATTTATGGCATTAATGATGTTATAGATCTCTATAAGGAACTAGATATGAGAAAATACAGAAGATGAGAAATTTAATTTTATCTTCTTATTTATTGATGTGTTTAACTTTAATTGGTTGCACTAAACAAGTAGAAAACGAACAACGTCCTCCTTCAGTTGATAAGCAATATCAAAGTGCTAATCAGCAAATTGAAAAGATGCTTGATGATCTTAATAATCATGAAGTGCCACTTGAAGAGAAGCGTGAGATATTGTGTAAGACATATCCGGAAGTCTACAAAAACCACTATATGCCAGCACTACTGAAGCTTTCTCCACATCAATATTCAAAAGAAGTACTTTTGAGAGATTTTGATGCTGTGACAAACTTCTATATGAAAGTACTTAAAATTGGTTGTAATTAACATTATTGTTTATTAAATATTAATGAATTGTATATTGATTAAGTTATTATTAATAAACACTTTTTAACAAAATTTGATTCATTTTTAAGATGGATTTTAAATTGTTTTGTATAATAAATAAACAATAATAATGAGGTAATATGCAATGGCTTTAATACAAGTACAAAAAGGATATTCAATTTCCTTTACTTCGACAGTAGAAGCAGGTTATAACCAGAAATATCAAATTAATAGAAAACTTGTCGGAGAAGGAAATAATATTCAATTAGGAGAAATTTCTGGTGGTCATGGAGTTTCATATAATTCAATAGCTCAAAATTCATTTTATGAAGTACTTGCTTTTTATGATCATGATTGGATGTGGCATAGATCTGCAGAGAGAAATAGTTCTAGTAATGATGGGCTAACGGTAATTATTGCAACAAATGACTCAGGAGAAGATGAAGATTACAATGACTTAGTTATAAAAGCAGTGATTCAAAAAGATCCAAATTATACAGGGCCATTTGATCCAGACTTTCAAAATGGATTAATTACCTAGATTAATTGGAGCTTGTATTAGTAAATTACTTTTTTTATAGATTACTAAAACACCCCATCAATATTGGGGTGTTTTTTTAAATGAGTGAAAAAACTAAGCTAATATTTCCTAGTTTTTAAAACTCTGAACTGTTAAATTTTATCCGTTAATAAAAATGGGTAATTTCATGAAAAAGATTGTCTTATTAATTTTAATGTTTGGGCTAGTGGGTTGTGGTGAGTCAAAAGAAAAATCTAGTGCTAATAATGACATTAATGAGTGTGTACAAAAAGGTATTGCATACTATAAAGAAATAGGTTCATACCCAATGCTTAAATCAGAGAATATTTCTGCAGAGGAAAAGGCTCTGAAAAAGTGTGAAAATAGCCGAGTTGCATTTGATTAACTTTTAGTTGTTTGGTTATTAGTGAACAACCTATGTTCTAAGTTTTCCTGAAGTTTTGGTGTAATTCTATGAAAAAAATTATTTTATTGAGTTTAGTTTTAGGTTTAGGAGGCTGTGCAGCCACAACAGATATGATGAATAATCAATACATGTCTGTAATACCAACATCAACAGATCTCAATGGCTTTTGGTCGGGTAATAATGGCCCATACGCTGTGACTTACTCATTCAACAAAGATGGCACTGGTGTAATGTGTTCCAGTTGGAATGGTAAAGATTCCATTGAAAAGTTAAAAGTAAATGGTAATGAAATTATTGTTCAATCAGGGTTAAAGCAAACGATTAAAAGTAAAACTGACTCTAAGCTTGAGTTAAAAATTAACTACTATGCTGGAGGTAGTTACCAATATAGTCCAGATCCTAAGCTGATCAATGCCTCACCTTATTGTGAGAAAGCCCTCAGAAACTAATTTAAATTAAACACTAAACCCGCGAAAGCGGGTTTTTTATTGCCCAAAGGAAAGTAGAAATGACACAAGAATCTCGTTTAGTTATTGTCATAGATTCCAAAAATGCTGAACGTAATGCGCGTAATTTGGGCAATGAACTAGATAGCATAGAAAGGAAAGGTGATTTTGCATCGAAGTCTATGGATAGCTTATCTGTAGCGACACGTGCTTTAGCTGGGCATATGGCTGGCCTTGTAACTATTGGCGCAGCCATCTCAAAAATGGATGAGTATACAGGTCTACAAAACCGCCTTAAGTTAGTAACCAAGAACCAAACTGAATTAAATAAAGCTACTGAAGACACTTTCAATATTGCTCAAAAAACGTATTCAGCATGGTCTTCTGTACTTCAGGTGTATCAGCGATTTAGTGATAATGCTAAAACGTTGAATTTGTCTCTGGACGATACAGCCCGCTTAACAGAAACAGTATCAAAAGCTGTAGCAATAAGTGGAGCGAGCGCAGCTTCTGCTGATGCAGCCTTAGTTCAATTTGGGCAAGCATTAGCTAGTGGGACTCTAAGAGGAGAAGAGCTTAATTCCGTAATGGAACAAACACCAGCTTTAGCAAAAGCAATTGCGCAGGGTATGGGTATTACTGTTGGACAATTACGTTCAGTTGCTGCTGAAGGCAAAATTACTTCTAAAGAAATCGTTAAAGCACTTAAAAATGTAGAAGGTGATATTGACGCTTTATTTGCTAAGACAAACGTTACAATTGGGCAGTCATTAACTTTATTGAATAATGAACTTACGAAATTTGTGGGTGAGTCAGGAAAAGGTAGTGGCGCGGCCCAAACTTTGGCAGAGTCTATCCAACTTCTTGCAGCAAATTTAGATGTAATTTCAAATGGTGCGATACTTCTAGGGATTGGTTATGTAACTAAAGCAATTGCAACCAAGAGTGTAGCAGTTTATGCAGATGTTGCTGCAACTACTGCTAACATCAAAGCTAGTCGGGAAAAAGCTGTGGCAGACGTTGCTGAGGCATCGGCATCTGTGCGAAATGCGCAAGCTCAAGTTACTTCAGCTCAGGCAACCTTAAAAGTTCTTTCAACTGAAAAGGCACTGGAAGCTGAACGATTAAAAGCGCAGATGAATGCAGTGGGGCGTACGCAATCTGTAACCCGAATGGCAGAAATAAAAAAAGTTGAAGCACAAGTAACCCGTGAACTTGCTATAGCTGAAACTGCACTGGCAGCTGCTCAAGCTAAATCCAATGCAACAAAAGTCACTGCAATGACTACGCTAGGTCGTTTAGGGAGTGGCGCTCTTGGTTTGGTTGGAGGACCGCTAGGTGCTCTTACATTGGGAGTAACGGCTTTAGCAGCAACCTATATGTATTTTAAGGATAAAACAGCAGAAGCAAATCAAACACTAGAGGAGCAAGCAAAGGTTGCTGATCGTGCTGCAGATGAACTTAAAAACTTGCAAGGTGAAGCTCGAACTAAAGCTATTGATGATTTAACTGCTGCTTTTAAAGCTCAAAACGATGAGCTTAAAAATACAGAATTTAGGGTTGGTTCAGCTTTAATTGATATTCAGAATTATGCCCAAGGCAATGTAGAAGTAACTCGAATTTCAAATGAAGCACGAAATGGTGCTATTAGCTATAAAGAGGCGTTACAACAATTAGCTAAAGAAAAACTACCACCAAGTTTGAGAGATTCCTTAAAGGAGCAAATTGACAAATATGACCAAGCTTATGAAAAAGCAGATAAAACTAAAACTGCAATTAGCCTGTTTGGTGTTGAAGTTAAATTGACAGGGAACAAGGCACAGAATGCAGCTATTGAACAGCAAAAGCATGCTGATGCCATTAAAAATACAAAAACAGCTGCCGATGAAGCTGTTAAATCCTTGAATAAAATGTATTCGGATAAGTATTTTGATGTTCGATTTGTTCAAGTTGTAATGGATAAAGGATTTTCTGAATCACAAGCAAATGACTTGCTTGAAGCATATAAAGATGCACGCAAAAAAGGACTGAAAGGTGTTGATGATGAAACCCTAAAAACTCTTAATGCTATTTGGAAATCACAAGAGGCAATTAATGATTTAACAGAGAAAAGAACTGAAGAGACACGTAAGCAAAATAAAGAACTTGAAAAACAACAGAAAGCTCTCTCATTAAATGCTCAAGTAAAGGCAAATGCTGACAAATATGGTTTCAATAAGCTTGAAAGCCAATATGAGTTATTACCTGGTTTGTTATCAGCGATCAATATGCAGGAGAGCAAAGGAGATACCAACGCTATTGGTCCAAAAACAAAATTTGGAACTGCAAAGGGTGGTTTCCAAATGTTGGATGATACTGCTAAGAGATGGGGGCTAGTTGGTAAAGAAGTTTTTGATACTGGCAAAGCAGCTGAAGCAGCTGCTAAATATCTTCATTTCTTGTTTAAAAAGTTTGGTAGCTGGGATAAGGCAATTTCTGCATATCATGCAGGTGAAGGAAATGTAGAAAATGGTACAAATATTGGTCCAGTTAATCGCCAATATGTGAAGAATGTTAAGGGCTATGTTGCTGGTAATAATAGTTTTGATCTTAAAGGTGTTTCCGAAAAAGATTTTGATTCATATCTGAACCAGTTTCTTAAAACTCAGGAGGAAACGGAAAACTTACGAAATCAGTATCGTGATAAAGATGCTATTGATGAGCAAGAATATATAAAAAGACTAGGTGAGTTAAAACTTCATTTTAAAGATGAGGAATTAAAGCAACTTAGTGCTAAAGAGACTGAACGTTTTAATGCGCAAAAGGAATTAAATGCTGAGCAGCTAAATTTTGAACTTAATGAATACCATTTGAATGAGGTTCAAAAATTAGAAAAGCAAAAGCAGATTAAATTATTGCAAATCAAAGCCTCTAAAGATTATTCCGATACTGAGAAGGAAATCAGAAGCAAAGCCATTACTGCAATGTATGATTATGAGCTTACTGAGTTTCGAAAGCTGCAAAAGCAAAAGCTTGAAGAATACCAACAAGCTATGTATGACCAGGCTTCAAGTTCAGAAGCAGAAGTTATAAATCTTATAGCAAAACGGAATCTTTCAACTAGTCAATTAGGCTCCTGGAATTTGCAAAATCAATATAGTGATGAAATGCAAAAAGCCAATGAAGGTTACTCAAAAAATGCTAAATCGATTTCTGAAGATAAAACAATTGTAGATGAGGATAAACGATTCCAAGCTTTACTACAGGCTGAAGAGTTATTCCGGCAGCAGAAATTCGCAATCAATGAAAAATATACTTTGATGGAAATGGAGTTGAGGAAATCTGCTAGAGAATCAGAAATGGAAGTATATGGTCAATTATTATCTCAAGCATCGAATGTTTGGGGAAATATGACAGCAATGGTAAAAGAATCCGCTGGCGAACAAAGCGCTGCATACAAAGCAATGTTTTTTGTTCAACAAGGTGTTGCTATTGCGCAAGGTATTATTAGTACTGAATTAGCAGCTGCTAAAGCTTTAGAACTAGGTCCTGTTCTTGGTATTCCTGCAGCAGCTGTAGTTCGAGGATTAGGTTATGCATCGGTAGGTCTAATTGCAGCTCAAACGATTGCAGGGTTCTCAGACGGTGGTTATACAGGTAACGGCCTTAAACACACTCCAGCAGGGATTGTGCATAAAGGTGAGGTTGTTTGGTCGCAAGAAGATATCAAGCGCTGGGGTGGTGTAAGCGTTGTTGAAAGCATGCGTCAAAGTAAACCAAGCGGTTATGCAAATGGAGGTTATGTTTCTAACAACAGTACTGATGCGATAGCAACACGACGGGAGGCACGACAGTTTGATGCGATTAATTCAAATCAAACACAAAGCAGTTCGAGTGATATACCAATCAATGTTTATGTGACAGTTAATGCAGATGGTTCAAGTAAAACTGACACTCAAAATGATTCGAAGCAGCTTGGTCAAATGATTGGCAATGCTGTTAGAACGATTATACGGCAAGAGCAACGACAAGGAGGCTTACTTTCTAAATGAGTGATCTTAAATTCACATTTGAGTGTGACTTAGACGGGAATAGCAATACCCAACGTTTTAATACTTTGTCTTCTAAGTTCGGTGATGGTTATGAACAAAACATTGCTGTAGGCATCAATAATCGAGCTGGCGAATGGACATATCAAAGAACAGCTTACAAAGCTGAAATTATGCAGATCAAGGCTTTTTTTGATCAGCACAAGGGAGCAGACTCATTTCTTTGGGATTCTCCTTTAGATGGTGAAGTTCGGGTAAAAACTAGCCCAGAATATCAACCTCGCCAAATTGGTGGTGACACTTGGCAAATTTCCACAACGTTCACCCAAGTTTTTTACCCTTAACTTTTAATCACTTTGTAGCCCCTATTAAGGGGCTTTTTTTATGCGAGTAAGAAGATGACCATTCAAACAGTAAATTTAGGTACGGCTCCATCTGGTGCAGGCGGCGATACATTTCGCTCTACTGGAGCAAAAATGAATGAAAACTTTACGAATAACGCTCATGCAGCTAGTCGGTATGTAGGTACAGCAGCGGGAAATGTAATGGAGGTCGGTGCTTTTGGTTTAGGAAATACAAAAGATAGTAATTTAAATGAAAGCGTATCTGGTTTTTTCCATGATACAGCTGGTGCTGCAACAAGTGCTGGTATGGGATATAGGGCAGTAGTAAATATTTGTCATGGTTATGATCCAGCAAATTATCGATGGCAAATGGGTATTGCTATGGGTGACACATCACTTTATGCATTATCTGCAAGAATTATGGCCGCTGGTGTTTGGTCAAATCCTGTAAGAATTTTGAACGGTGCAAATACAACTGTTGATGCAAACGGCTTTATAAAAGCTGCTTCTCCAATTGTTAAATTATTTGCAGATAAAATTGAACCTAACGATGAAGCTGCTGAACAGCCGCTCTCTTTTGAAAAACTAGGCATTGGTCATTACCTTGTTAAAGGATCATCTGGTTTTGCTAAAGAAGGATGGTGGATTGAAATTCCAACTGACACCCACGGTAATAAGATTTGTGCAGTTGAATATGAGACATTAGAAAACGGTGATCTTGAAATTAAGACTTTCAAGAAAAAAATGAATGATGAAGGCGATATTGTTGCAAATCTTGATGCACCAATTGATATTCCAAGTAATGTAAATGGTCAACCGCGTTGGATTGATATTCGTTTAAATGAAATCAAAAAGCCAAAAGTAATCACGACACTACGTACTGAAAAACAACCACGTATGGTGCAGCAAATTAAATATGCGCCACAACTGACTTACATCACTAAATATGAAGACTTATTTGATGATGAAGGGAAAGCGGTCATTGTAGACGGCCAGAACTATCAAAAACCTGTAACTCATATTCAAACAGATCAATACGGTACGCCCATTTTAACAAATCAACCAGTGATGAATGAAAAAGGCGAACCGTTACTTGAATGGGTACAAGTGGTCGATAGTGAAGGCAAGCCTGTTTTTGACGATGTGCCGGTTCTTGATAAAGACGGAAATCAGATTTATGACGAGGTAACATATGAGTCTGAATAGTGATTTCCAGAAGCTATATGTAGATGGATTAATCCATTTGTATGAACTAGATGCCAGCTCACTTGGGGCTGGCATTTTACGTTTCCATGGGCATATCGCTTTTCAAGACTGGGTGAAAATTTACTCTTCCATCGGGTCTGAAGGATTGATTGGTGCAGATACGGGCAGCATTGGCAAAGTATTTGATGCAGGCGATCAAAAAGTATGGAGCCGAAATATTGTGTGGCAGGGGCAAGTTTTTGAGCCCATGGCTTTGGAAGTATCTGGTCTTGAAATGCGATCAGATGGTAAAGCTTCAGCACCAACGTTGAACATGGCGAACAATATTAATGGCATACAAAACGCCGTTTCTGCATATTGTTTGCAATATAAGGATTTTGTCGGTGCAAAGCTTAAAGTCATTACCACTCTTGCAAAATATCTTGATGCCGAAAACTTTACAGTAGGTAACCCAACTGCATCGAATGAATCAAAAGAGCAAATCTGGTACATCGAGCAAAAGACATCCGAAAACGCTCAACAAGTCGCTTTCGAGTTATCTAATCCTATCGATTTTGAAGGTCTTAAAATCCCTGTCCGTCAAATTACCTCATTATGTCATTGGTGCATGATGGGGAAGTATCGGGGCGAGGAGTGTGGTTACACGGGTGTTGCAATGTTCACCGATAAAGATGAGCCAACTGATAATCCGGCACTTGATCGATGCGGTGGACGTTTACGTTCTTGCCGCTTGCGGTTCGGTGAGAATAAACCATTGCCGTTTGGTGGGTTCCCAGCTTCAAGCTTATTGTGAGGTTTTATGAAACTTACAGCGAAAATCAAAAAGACAATCATGGCACATGCAGATGAATGCTATCCGCGAGAGTGTTGCGGTGTGATCGTAGCTAAGCAATATATCCCTTGCCGAAATATCTCAGAAAAGCAAGATCAGTTTGAAATTCATCCCGAGGATTTAGCTAATGCTGAAGATCAAGGTGAAATTTCGGCATATGTGCATAGTCACCCAGATGGCACTACACGTGCATCGGAACTCGATCTGATTCAAATTGAACTACATAAAAAGCCTTGGGTAATTTCTTCATATCCGGATCTGGATTTTCAAGTTTACGAGCCTTGCGGTTATCGTGCTCCATTGGTCGGAAGAAACTATATTCACCAATATCAGGATTGTTACGCATTAGTTCGTGACTTTTATGACCGTGAGCTAGGTATTCATTTACCAGACTTTGAACGAAAAGATGGTTGGTGGGAAGACAAAGATCATCCGTCAATTTTGATTGATAACTTTCCGAAAGCCGGCTTTTATGAAGTTGATACACCGCAATATGGAGATATGTTGATTTGCCGAGTACCTCGAACAGAACATCCAAATCATTGCATAATTTGGCTTGGCGATAATGCATTGCTTAAGTCCGAAGATACTGAACCTTGTATTGGTAATACTTTAATGTTGCATCAACTTCACGGTCGAAAATCTATTCGTGAAATCTACGGACAGCAGTGGGCAAGCAGAACAGTTAAAATCCTGAGGCATAGAGATGTTAAAAACAATTAAGTTATACGGCGTTCTGGGACAAAAGTTCGGTCGTGAATTTAAGCTCGATGTCGCAAATACACGTGAAGCCATGCGTGCATTATCGGTTCAAATACCTGAGTTTGAGCATTTTATGATGCATGCTCATGAGCAAGGCCTTCGATTTGCGGTGTTTTTAAAAAGTAAAAAATCGAGTAATAAGCGAGGTAAGAAGCGCCCAGCTATTTATGACCATGAGACCAAGCGGCTGATTACTGGCGATAACATTGGTGAAGAACAGCTTGATATGAACACTGAAGCTGAAGTTATTCACGTTGTTCCAAGAATAATGGGAGCAGGCGGTAACGGAGGATTGCAAACAATTTTGGGCGCAGTATTGATTGTTGTTGGTGTAATTGTTGGTGTCATAGCTGGTTGGACGGGTGTTGGTGCTGTTGCAGCACAAGGTTTGATTGGTGCCGGTATTGGGATGTTGGTTGGCGGTATTGCTCAAATGCTAATGCCAAAAATCGATAATACTCAAGATCAAAACCAAGATGGTAACCGCGCTAACAAAGGCTTTGGAGGTGCAGTAACTACGGTCGCTCAGGGTAACCCGGTACCAATTTTATATGGGCAACGTGAAATCGGTGGCTTCATAGTGAGCGCAGGTCAATATCCTGAAGATCAGATGTAAATGTAAATTTTAATTATTTAACAGGCGCTTTGAGCGCCTTTTTTATTGCGTGAGATTTCTTATGAATGCAGTAGTAGGCGCAAAGAAAGGCAGTGATAAACAACGGCAGCCTGTCATTTCACCAGATTCAGCCCAATCAAAAACATATATCAAAGTTCTTTATGGGTTAGCTGAAGGTGAAATTGAAGGTTTAGCAAATGGTTTTCAATCAATTTATTTAGAAGAAACACCACTTCAGAATTCAGACGGTGGTTTCAACTTTGAAAATGTAAAAGTCGATTTCCGAAAAGGTACTAATGATCAAGAGTACATTGAGGGCTTTCCATCTGTAGAAAGTGAAACTGCGATCAATGTTGAGTTAAAGTCAGAAACGCCATGGGTTCGTGCTTTTAGCAATCTTGATTTGGATGCTGTTCGTTTACGCTTGAAATGGGGACCATTACGCAGCCAAAATGCCACCAATGGTGATGTGTCCGGTATTACAATCGAATATGCCATTGAGGTTCAAACTGATGGTGGTATCTGGACTGAAGCTCTAAAAACCAAGATTTCAGATAAAACCTCTGCAAATTACGAGCGAGCACACCGTATTGATTTGCCTCGAGCTGACTCAGGTTGGCTAATTCGTGTTCGCAGACTTACTCCGAACTCAACTTCAGAGTATGTAAGTGACAAGATGTATATTGAAGCAGTGACTGAAGTCATTGATGCAAAATTACGTTACCCAAATACGGCTTTGCTTGGTCTTCAATATGATGCAGAGACTTTTGGAAACGTAGCTAAAGTTGCTGCAGATACAAAGGGAAGAATTCTAAAGGTTCCTACTAACTACAATCCAGCAACACGGCAATATGTTGGGATGTGGGACGGTACTTTCAAAGAGGCATATTCTAATAATCCAGCATGGATCTATTACGATATATGCACCGTAGACCGTTATGCTTTGGGTGACCGATTAACTCCGCTAATGGTTGATAAATGGTCCTTATATCGTTTAGCCCAATACTGTGATCAGATGGTACCGGATGGGTTGGGCGGTCTAGAACCTCGTTTTACATGTAATGTTTATCTTCAGAGTGCCGAAGGTGCCTTTGAGATTTTAACTAAGTTAGCTGGTGTATTTCGCGCGATTACGTTTTGGGATGGTAATAGCATTATTTGTGATGCTGATTTTCCCCAAGATACGTACTTCACTTATACACGTGCCAATGTTATCGATGGCGCATTTGAATATGCAGGTACTCGTGCTCGAGACAGACACAATGTTGTAAAAATTGCATGGGACAACCCTGCCAATCACTATAAGACTGAATATGAATTTGTTCGGGATGAAAAAGCGATTACTGAAGCTGGCCAAGTTCGTATTTTAGAGCTTGACGCTTGGGGTTGTACTTCACGTGGACAAGCGCAGCGAGCAGGATGGTGGGCATTAAAGTCTGAACAGTTAGAAACCCGAACAGTTAGCTTTAAAGTTGGTCTAGACGGTTATATCCCGTTACCAGGGAAAGTAATAGAAATTGCAGACCCATTGTTCGCTGGCCGAGCAAATGGTGGACGTGTTTCTAAAATCTCTGCAGATCGTAAATGCATTACGCTTGATCGTGATGATGTGGTTGCAGTTGCCGGTGACAGACTGATTATTAATGGTGAGGATGGAAAGGCTCAAGCACGTATTGTTCAATCTATCTCTGGTCGAGTTGTTACTGTTACTCATGAGTTTGACGCTATTGCTGCTCAAAATGTGTGGGTAATGGATGCTCAAGACTTAGCAACAATGAAGTTTCGAGTGATTTCTATTACCCAAGAAGAGCATCATCAATTTTCAGTGACCGCACTTCAATATAATCCAGCTAAGTTTGATGCGATTGATAAGGGGGCTTATTTTGATGAAGTTCCGATTTCGATAGTGAACCCATCTCTTCAGGATCCTGTATCAGATGTAGTTGTTGCAAGTGAAAGTCGAGTTGATCAAGGCATCAATGTATCGACAATGATTGTGTCATGGAGGCAGGCAAAAGGAGCCGTTAAATATCAAGTTGAGTGGCGTAAAGATGACGGTAGTTGGATCAAGCTTCCAATAACCGGCAATAATTCAGTCGAAGTTCCTGGTATTTATGCGGGACAGTATCAAGCACGTGTAACTGCGATTTCAGCATTTGAGATAGCTTCTTTACCTGTTTACTCAGTTTTGACTGAACTCACTGGAAAGCAAGGTTTACCGCCAAAATTGGCATTTATCCAAGCGACAGGGATTTTGTTTGGTATCAAACTTGATTGGAGTTTTCCAGCAACTGGTGCGCTTGATACTGCTTATACTGAAATTCGTGTATCGCCAGATGGTACCAGCAATATTGCTCAATTGGGCTTATTCGCTTATCCAACGACTACACATACAGTTCAAGGTTTGCAGCCAAACCTAACTCAATTTTATCAAGCTCGTTTGATTGACCGGATCGGAAATGTGGGACCTTGGTCGGATTGGACTCATGCGACAACTTCTGCCGATGCTACAGATGTTCTGGAGCTCTTGAATGATCAAATCAGTGAAACTCAACTTAGTCAGGATTTAAAAACTAAGATTGATCAAATTGAGACTTTAGATATTCAGATTCCTGAGATTAAGCAAGACATTAAGAATACCAAAGATCAAATTGCACAAGAGGTTAGAGACAGACAAGCTGATGTAAAAGCTACTAAAGATCAAATTGCTCAGGAAGTTCTAGACCGTAAAAATGCAATTCAAGAGGCCGAAGATGGCTTATCTCAGCAAATTATTGATGGTGATAAAGGTGTTCTTAAGGTTGTAGAAACTGTTAAAAAATCTAGTGATGAAGGTATTGCAGCAGTTCAAGAAGACATAAAAGTTGTTGCGAATGATCTTTCGTTGGTTGCTGAAAAAACTGATGGTGTCTATGCGCAGCTTAACCCTGCTTTGATTGGATCAGTTTCTGATCTAATTGGAAATGATGAGGGCTTTGCTGGTACTTGGTCTGTTCAATCTGCAATGATCGAGGGAGATCTTGCACTAAGTAAACGAATTGATACAACCGTCGTTGAAGTAAATGATTTGCGTGCATACGCTCAGCAAGAGGTCCAAGCCAGAATTGAGGGTGATAAAGTCTCTGTTCAAAAAATAGATTCTTATATAGCAAGCAATGATACTGCCTTGGCATCTGTCCGAGACTCGGCAAAAGTTGCAGTTGAGCAATCAGCGGCAAATGCTGAATCGATTAAGAGTATTAATATTGAATTAGCAGATAAGGCAAGTACTGGTGCACTAAATCAAGTTAAGTCTGATCTGAAAGATGTGGACAAAATACTTACTGTTCAAACAACCAAATTGGATGGAGTGTATGCTCAAGTAAATCCACCGCTAATTGGTTCGGAATCCGATTTGATTGGTAATGAAGGAGGCTATGCTGGTGTCTGGTCTGAACAGTCAGCTCGGATCGAAAATGATCTTGTTGTAAGTAAGCAAGTTGATTCTACTCTTGCAGAAATGAATGGACTTAAAGCATATGCACAGCAGGAAGTACAAGCTCGGATTGAAGGAGATAAAGCAACTGTACAAAAGGTTGATACTTATATTGCTAGTAATGACAGGGCTGTTGCGACAGTACGGGATTCAGCAAAAGTTGCGGTAGATAATTCAAATGCAAATGCTGAAGCAATTAAGAATATTAATCTTGCTCTAAATGATAAGGTCAACACAGGTGCACTTGATCAGGTTAAGTTGGATATTAAGGAGGTAGATAAAAAGGTTGTTGCTCAAACTACTCGTATTGACGGTGTTTATGCACAGTTAAATCCACCTTTAATTGGCTCTGAATCAGACTTGATCGGAAATGAAGGTGGTTATGCAGGGGTATGGACGGAGCAGTCAGCACGCATCGAAGGGGATTTGGCCCAGGCTAAACTTACTGAACAGCTTTCTGCTCAAATGAATGAGAACAGCGCTGTATTCAAGCGTCAGCTCGAGGCAAATTCGAGTGCTATTTCTTCTACTTTAAAATTAACTGAAACGTTACAAACTAAGGTGGGGGAGAATAGTGCTTCTATTGAAACTGTCACAAAAAGCGTTAATGGCGTATACGCACAACAATTTACCAAGTTTGATGTGAATGGCCATGTTTCCGGCCATGGATCAATGAATGATGGTAATACCTCTACTTTCATTTTTAACTATGACTGCATTCAATTTGGCACACCAGTTGGTATTGATGGTATTGAGCCCAAGCCCTTAATGACATTACAGAATACGCCAGTGACGTTGCCTAATGGCACAGTTATTCCGCGTGGCTTATATGTTGATAATGCTAGTTTTGGGTATATCAATGCGAATCGAATCTGGGCTGAAAACTTAAGTGTTATCACTGCAAATCTTGGCACTTTTACCTCCCTTGCAGATGAAAATAAACCTAACGGTGCAAGAACCGTTATTAGTGGCAAAAAGATTGAGGTCTATGACGACTTGAATCAGGTCCGAGTAAAAATCGGTATTTTCTAAGGAGAAAAGTTAGTGGATGCTCAGTTCTTGGCTTCTATTGATGGAGCCCAATTAATACCATTTAAGCAAACCTTGCCAATTTCTCATATGGTTGGGGAGGTTGTAAATCCAACAGATATTAACTCTTACCAAGATAGCGCTTCATGGCAATTTACCATTCCTGATGGACTTGCAAAGCCTATTTTGATTGGTGAGATAAAAGGGTGTCGATGTGCCTTTGAGCAAATTTCTACTTCACCTAATACTTGGAGATTTCAAGCTATGGGTTTGTGGTTTCGACATAAACAGTATTCATATTTAGATCAAAAGCAGTGGAAGGAACCCATGATTCCAGCAGGATTTAAGATTCGATATGGTGGATATCGTGGTTAGTTATTTTGAACTTAAAAACGATAACTTCAATGTTGTTATTGATGATACATATAACTCAGCTAAGTTCTTAGGAAAGTATGACGTAACTTTAAATACTTTTATTGATCGTAATACTAGTTCTTATTATGTGGAAGGATCCGATTATACATGGTCGGGTACCGTTACAGCAGCGACAGGCAATACTTTAAGAGAGCTAGGTTTTGACTATGATGAACCAGGTGATGCTGACTATGAAAAATTCTTAGCTAGTTTAAATAGTCAAATTCTTTCTTTTGCTCGGACGCTTTCAGGGCGTCCAATTCGATCAAATTCAATATTAACTAGAATTAATGGTGTATGGAGGTTTAACTTCAATCTCTTTGGTTACCAGCAAGGAGATGTAGGAACAGTAGTAAGTTATACCATTGCAAAAATGATGCCGAGTAAATACGGACTTCAGGTTTTTAATGCTGAAGGTACGTTAGTATTTGATGCTCTTAAAGGATATTTGCAATTGGCAGGAATCATGACCGGAGGTGTAAACACATATAACAACCCTGCAGCTACTTATACAATTACTTTGCCCGAACAGTTATCAAGCGAATATTTGTATATATCCGACACCATGTCTTATCCATGGCGTAGTGGTTTGAAATACAGCTCTGGTGGTGTTTCATATGGTGAGGCAAACTTTTATCCAGTTATGTCTTTTCCAAGCCTAACCACCATAGAAGTAAAACTTGTTCAATGGGGCAATATACCTGGCACATCTGGAGCAAGAAGCTTTAATTATTTTTATGAGGCAGTGATTTATTGCCCATATCCCAAAAATTTCTATACAGGTAAACAGTAATTCAAGATTAAATCTAATTTATTTTTGTACTTTAAAGCACCCAATACCGGGTGCTTTTTTTATTGCCGATGATCTGGAGGAAGGCATGCATGAACGATCGAGCAACTAATGCAATGGAGGCAGCAGTAAGTACTGCTGCTGCAACCACAACAAAATTTTCATATGGCTATGTAGTAGGGGGGAGCTTGATCGGAGTAGTTGGCAAAATTGACTGGGCCGTTGTCTTCTCGATTTTTATCGGTATAGCAACCTTCCTGACGAATCTCTATTTCAAAAAGCGCGATGAAAAGCGTGCCAATGAGATCCATAAATTGCGTGTTGAGCAATATGAGCAAACCAAGAAACGTTTAGGAGGAGATATAGATGACAAGCGAACAGACTAGAGCATATCTGGCATTTGCACTTGTGGCGCTAATGTTTGTATTGGTTATCGCATTATTTTTTGTGAATATGCCGCGTGAGAATAGTAACTTGATTAACACCGCACTGGGCTTTATTGCTGGAGCAATGACAACTGCATGTGGTTTCTATTTTGGTAGTTCAGACCAGGAAAAGAAAAACAAAGCTGAAGATTCAAATCAATCGTAATTAACAAACTTTATATGCCGCCTTCGGGCGGTTTTTTATTATCTGAGGAAAAGTGAAATGAACATTGAACAATATCTTGAAGAACTCATCAAACGAGAAGGTGGTTACGTAAATAACCCAGCTGATCGAGGAGGTGCAACAAAGTATGGTATTACTGAAGCGGTAGCACGGGAAAATGGCTACAAAGGCAACATGAAAGATTTGCCTCTTGATGTGGCCAAAGCAATTTATAAGAAACAATACTGGACAGCTCCGCGTTTTGACCATGTTAATGCAATTTCCTCTGCTGTAGCTGAAGAACTTTTAGATACCGGTGTGAACTGTGGTGTCAACTTTGCAAAACCACTTTTACAACGTGCTTTGAACCTACTGAATAATCAGGGCAAAGCGGGATATGCAGATTTGAAAGTGGATGGCGTGTATGGCTCTAATACCTTAGGTGCTCTTAAAACTTATCTGGCCAAGCGTGGAAAAGACGGCGAACAAGTCATTGTGCGAGTTCTCAACATTATGCAAGGGCAACGGTACATTGAAATCTGTGAGCGTAATCCAAAGCAAGAACAATTCTTCTATGGCTGGATTGCTAATCGGGTTTCGTAAGTCTCTATTAGTTGTGCTGTACACCTTATTTTCTGAATGTACAGCACTCATAATTAAAGTTAAGATGGGTGTTTTGGTTTATTTGAAATTAAATTATTAAATAAAGAATTTAACTTTAATATTTTTTATGACAATTTTTTAACATTTCTCCACTATTACAAAAGCATGGGTCAGTTTTCTTTAAATTTTTATAAATTAACTCCATTCTTTCACCTACGG